AAAAATCTTTCAGAGATAACTGCGCTACACCGTATTCGCAATGCTCACACTTGCCATCACATCCTACACTGGCAGTTGAATTTCCAACCATGTTCGGATGACCACAATACATATCTACGGTGTATTTGACATCTCCTTCTTTATTTTTTAAATAATGTTTCATAAACATACCTCCTTAATTTTCTTCTCATTAAAGAGCCTGTTTCTTACGCGAAAGGTATTTCTTCTTCATAGCCATCTGGAATATTCATGAAGTCTGGTAATGGTTTTTCTTTAGCAATATAAGGATCGTCCGATACAAACCATTCGTAATCGCCATATTTAGATATTGCCTCAATAGCATCATTAACCAATGCATCATAAAATGAGCGATCAATAATATCATCATTATTTCCGTTAATAATTTCAGCCCCAGCAATCTTTTTCTTTTCTCCGGTCTCAGGATCAATAACTTCTACATCTTCGTCAGCTTTCTTTAAGAACTGCTCCGATTCAAGCCAACGATATCCAGTTGTACCAGTCGCTGCGTAGAATTTACCATTCTGCTCTCTCACAAGTAAACCACCACCGCAACCAGGTTTAATCGGACAAAATTCTCCAACCTTTCCCACAAATTGTCTATTGTGACCATCGTTAATCTGCTCTTGAAGAACTGCCGCTTCTGGTTCAAAAGTAGTGTCCGAGATTTTACCTTTCTTGTAATCGGATTCCAGTTTTTCCAATCTCTTCTCGTATTCAGACACATCAGGAAGTTTTTCGTTCATGTCTAAATATAAAGCTGATTTTACAGAAAAAGTTTCTCTCATATCATTGATGGTTGTTGGTTCTTTACTGAAGCAGGTTTTGAATACATATGGAACTGCAAACTGTTTGCCAGTAGCTGTCCATGGATCATTTTTATGTTTTTTATTATCTCCCGGTGCGTATCCGTAAAGAGCTTCACATCCTTCTGGATCTTTATACTTAGCGATATAAACCGCATTATTTACCAGACACATTCTGTCATATGTAGCCTCATGCTCGAATGTATAACCATACTTCTTACCAAAGTCCATAACGAACTTAATGATTTCTGGTGTCGCATCCGGAATCTTAATGGAATCTGTCTTTATGTGTGCAACAGTGAATCCACGCTTCTGTACCTCATGTTTAAGATCCACCATGAACAGAGCGCCGCGCTTAGCGACAATGTTATCCTTGTTTCTAACATCATGGAATGGATTAGAGAATGTCGCCGAGGTAAGACCATATACAGAGTTGATCGCAGTCTTCAATGCGTTAGCCAAATCTTTAGATGTTAACTCACCATCCTTGACTCTCTGAATATAAGGTTTGAGTTTTCCATCAAGCATTTTGTCAACTTCATCCCAAGCTTCATGTTTAATACTTACACGACCTTCAACAATATCGCGATATGCCTTCGTGTATCTAACACCAAACAGACATTCAGCAATGGTACTATGAGGATGCATAGACGCAATATCAAGAAGCGCGACATTACCATACATACCTGGTTCAGCATATACGTATCCACCTTCACCGACTTCTTCTCCACGATATGTAGAAACGCCATTCTCATATTTGTATCCCGGAAAATAAGGTAAAAGAGAACCAGCTTCTCCATGTGTCTGAGACATCATTTCCGGACAAGCTTCTTCCAGGAAATCGTGAGTCTCTTCGTCCATTTCGAATACTGGCTCTGCTAAATTACGATAATTAAACTCATTTTGAGGATTCTTATTGTTCCCAAATATAAACTTAGTTGTTAAGGTGTTGGTGGTATCATTTACTGTTAACCCTGCCAGATCAGCGAGAATCTCTCTGGCCAACCAATCAGACTGAAGATAATTCCATGCTGCTTCAGTGGCAAGAACATCGTTATCACAATACTCTGCTACTTTCTGCCATAGCTCTTCAGGTACCGGCTTATCCCATGGAAGTCCAAGCTCCTGATGATGAATACCCATTTCGATTTCCAGTTTCTTCAGACTCTTTTTATTACCAGCTGAAGCGAAATCGTAAATATCAGTATATGAGATATTATACGCCTCACCGAACAGATATTTTCGACTTTCACCTTTGCTGCTATTTATAATCTTCTGTGATAAATTATAAATCTCTAATGGAGTATATCCCATCATGCAGGCATAAAGCATATGGTTATCATATCGGCGACAGTTAAATCCAACCAACTTGAATCTAATAAGTTCCTCAACTTGCTGCGGTGTAGGATTGATCATTCTTACAATTGGTGTTTTCTCACCCTGAACTTTCCAATTGATAAGAAATAAGTTTGGAAATACCTCGCAGTCGAAGAATATCAATGGAGAATCATCACCAGAGCCTACCGGTGGAGCAGCGTCTTCCGATTTGAAAGGCATCTTATTAACAGCCTTTATACAATACGGAGCCTGATTTGTACTCTGAGTAGCGAAAGCATAAACTGCATTCTTCATATCAGACACATCGTAATGCTGACCGCTATCATAAGCATCAACTAGTAACTTGTTAATAAAATCAATACTACATCTGGTGTTTGGATGAATCTCTTTGTTAAGATTCTTTTTGATCATAGTTCTTAAATGTTGTTCATTTTTAAATCCTTCAATGTTTATCACTTTTTTTCCTCCTTCTTTCAGGGGAAGACCTGAGCTAATGTGTGCAATGGGTAAGTTGTTGCATAAGGTAAGCTTTCTTCTAAGTGAACTTTTTCCTGAAAATACTTTAATTTCAATGTCTTTGTCATATAATCGATTGAGTTTTGTCGGATCCCCGTCATAAATATAATGAAGATGAATGCCAGCTCCACTCTTGCTCAGCTCAGCATAAGTTGGTGGAAACTTGCTTGCTACTTCCAGATTCTTTTCAAACGATTTCTTACCGGTCTCATCCTTAATATCGAAGTCGATTACTATATGATTCTCTGGAATCTTGACATAATGAAGTTTATGAGCATCGATGTCGTGTAACCTCGTGGTAACAGCATCCCATGGCTTGGTCGGGGTTTCCTTTTCATTGGCGTATTGAGCCAGATAATCTCCCGCAAGGATGTCAAATTCTGAAGGTATTCCATCCATAAATTCAATAACATATTTTTTGTCAACATTATCTTTCTTCTCGCTCCTCATATCTTTCTCGAATTTATCAAGCCTGAACCCAGAATATACATTTCGAACTTTAGCCTCTTCGTCGAAGCCTTCCTCAAAATGCCAGAAATAATTTCGTAATTCCTCTTTGAATGCTCTCTGAGAATACGGATACGGAACTTTGGTCTCATCACAATAAGTTTTATACATTTCCCAAGCTGTTTTCAGAGTTGTACCATCGTTCTTTTTGAATACCGAGAAGGAATCAACCACAAAGTTATAGAAATCGTTGGTAGCTCCCATCATCAGAGTTGGAACGTAATCATCATAGGCGTCCTTATTTTTCAAATACACCTGATGACAATGATAGGCAATACCCGGTAACTCAAAAGGAATCTTATTGATACAATCGTTGTAGTCTTTCTGATCGAGTTTTTTCCCAGAGGGCATCACGTCAATAAGTCGTCGCAATAGACCAGATTTGCTATCAGTGATTTTTACAGGTTTATTGGTACCCATGAATAAAAACGCATTAAATTTATTTGCGTAAGTAGACTTGAATTTTTCATTCACCGTCATAAGCTCGTGAGAAACCAAACTATTCAACCGAGTGTTGTCCTCGATTCTTGATAAGTCACCATCATGTTGTATAGCGACCATTGGATTGGACTTGAACGCCTCCAACGCAAAAGAGTTACTACTGGAACCCAATGCTTTCGCATCAAATACCGAATAGTAACCCTCGAATAATCGCTGTATAATATTTAAGATAGTGGATTTACCAGTTCCTGCAGAACCATACAAAACCAAGAATTTCTGGATATACTTTGAATCACCCTCGATGATAGAGCCAATTGCCCATTCAATCTTATGTCTTTCTTCTGGGGTATACAGAGTTGAAATGAGTTTTTCATAACCTGATATATCACATTCTCGCAAAGGATAACTGAGTTTTTTACTGGCATAATCAGTCTTTGTGGTCTCAGTATCACCAAATATAATTTTCTCATCGAGTGGATGAAAGTTATCTCGCATTCGTTTCTGACAGTATTTATGCCACGAATCAATGGAACCTGAATCAGAATCCCACATATACTTAGTGACAAGACTGTCTGTTGCCGTTTTGCGACGTTCTTCAGTGAATTTGTATAATTCCTGATCCACCATATCAATAACGTCTTGTTCCTCTGTTGACCAAAGTCCTAAATCTTCTCGCCATACAGCATAAAAATCGCCACCTCGTATCATGAGATCCGACGATTTCTTTAATATAAATTTGGGAAATATTTCGGTTACGCCCTGCTTTACACTACGCGTCGAAATCTTCATGAAATCCATATTTTTTTTGTTCCTTTCTATGATATGCTGTCTAAATACCAACACAATTGGGTCCATATATCATGTTTTCGTAAATCTTTACAGCAACCTCTTATCGTGAATAACCCACCTTCACCGTCTGGTTTATAGTCTCGTTTTGAAAATTTATCCATTATTTCATGGAATTTATCTCTGTCAAAAAAATAATCATTCATATAATTTAAGCCTAAGCTTTTGGTCATGTTCCAAAACCATTGCTTAGTACGGTTTCCATATCTTGGATCATCCATGATAGTTTCTTCGCATCGAATAGCCAAGGCTATCATCATCTCAAGCATACTGCAAGGACTATCCAAATATAATAGATCAGTCTTTGTGACCCCAGGAATCTCGTTGTAAAATCTGTAACGAAGATCTTCTCCATCAGACGCTCGACTGCTATCGACATATTTATATACGAAATCAGTGTTATGAAGATGTGCAAGTAATTTACGATATGATACTTTGTTTCCAACCTTTACGATATCAGCCAGCCAATTGAAATACTTGTTTTCAACTGCATTTTTATCCATTGTAAACGTCCCCATATCTTCTTGTATCTGCCAGAATTTCATAATCTGTTCTCAGTCGGTCATTTCTTACAAATACGGAATCATCCTCATATTCTCCAAAATGAGATAATGAATCCTCTCCGATTAAATCCTCGATCTGATCATCTGTCAGAGGCTCATCATCAATATCTGTGACTACTCCATCCGCCCAATATGAAAGAGTCTCTGTGTTATAATCACTGTCGCTAAATTCTTCTGGTGTAATAATATACGGCTTATCCATTTCGTCTTCCTCCTCTCTTTTTTCGTTTGTTTTAATATTTGATGAATACTGGGTGTATCCGTTCTCTTCTATTATTTGATTCTGAGTTACTTCCAAATTATCTGGCTCTGTTTCACCATAATCGTATCCCTCTTCTTCATCATAGTCTTCAGGATCATAATAATTTTTCATCAATCTATAGGTGATAACGGAGCCTAATATAGCCCCGCCCAAAAATATAAATAATCCTCTCATAATGGTTCTCCTTTAATTCATGTAATAATAACAATAATCGAACATATCTCTGTAGGGATTCCCAGACCCGATTGAATCGAGTCCCGTCATTCACATCATATCGAGAATGTCCCCGTCAACATTGAAATCAAGTAAGATTGTTCTCTCGTAGCCATTTACAAAAGCTCTGTTCTCAGGTCTATGAATATTGTAGATGCCGAAATCCACCTTATATTCATTGTTTTTATCATAGACCCATCCGACCTGCTGACCAATCTTGGTTCTATAAATTCCGAGCATATCGTAAACCTCGTTTAAGAATAAGAAGCCTTTATCCCTTAATCTATCGTTAGCCGCATCCTGCTGACGACGTAAGAACATGAGATTAAACTCTGGATCTTTAGTCCATCCAATACATCCATCTTCATAGAATTTAGCATAAGGACTATATCCAGCAATATTATCTGGATCGATTACCTCAACTTCTTTTGTAACGGTTTTGGTTTCACCGTTTTCATCGGTAACAGTCTCTTCAACCTGCTCTCTTCGAATGTTGTATTTGAGTTCTCGATCCAGTTCCTCACCGAATCTATCGACAACTCTTCCACGATATTCTTTGAAACTCTTATCAATGGCTGTGTATGCCGCAGCTAAAGCCACATTTCTCTTTCTGAGCATATTATTTGATGTAAGAATAGCACCAATGGATAATCCACCAAGGATAACGGATGGTGCATATAATTTGGCGATTTTAACTGCCGTCTGAGCATATGTAACAGTCAATTCTTTCTTGCTGTCTTCTTCAGTCTGGGTACCATTTTCGATATCCGCATGAATATCATCGATTTTCTCTTTTGCTTCCTCAGTGATATCGGAAAGTTTTGTGGTTGCTTTACAAGCCATAACAGCACTGGCAACAGCTCCAACAATACCGGTTACTACCAGAATTTCAGGGCTGTGTTTTTTTAATTTAAAACCAACTCTGTTTACGGTTCTTCCTAATGATTCAACAATAGCTAATTTTCTCATATCAATAATTCTCCTTTTTAAATTCTTCAATTTCTTTTACAGACATACCGTCAATTCCAGCAGATTCACCAGAATCGGTATGTTTAAAAAACTCTTTTCCCTGCGGAAACATATATCGGAACATGCAGTAATTAGCAGCGTCCGCCAGATATTCAAGATTTCCCGTTTCCTCAAATTTGGCAATACATTTCTTCAGTGATCCGATGGCATCAACATTGCCTGATACAAAGTTTCTCGATGCTTTCCCGTACTTGTAATAGCTCTGTACAACGAGACCTTTCCTGATCTCATCGAATTTCTCGCTATATTCTGTTTTTATTAATGGGTCAAAATTAATTAAATAACTCATAATCCTCCTTAATCAATAGATACTACTCTAGGCATTTTGATGATGTATCCATCTCTTCCATGTATAACCTGCGCATTGGAAATATTCATCCAGCCATATTTATTGTCTGTGTAATTGCATGTGACACCGGATAAATCATACATATCAGCAACTGTGACTACGTTATATGTATCCATAATTTCATCCATGCTCGCTAACACACTCTCCGCTTCGCTCCTTGTATCGTAGACCAAATCTGCAAAATCATAATTGGTTCTTGTGGAACGATTATTTTTTCTTCGTCCTGAACCTGAAGAATAGTCACGATACGAAACACGACTTGAGTTACTACGATTTCCACTTCGCTTGTCTCCATACAGAATCATATCAATTCCATCTTTCACAATGTCGGATAACGCCTTTTTTATCGCCGGAACCAGAACATCCATAAAAATATAATTCTTTACGGAATTAGCATCTTCTGAGATAAATACATCCTTGAATTTGCTTACTTCGGATTTCTTTTTCTTTTTGACTGTTCCTTTTACAACTTTCTCTACTTTTTTCGTAGGAACTGTGTTTGCTGCATTAGCTTTTGGCATCGGTCTTTCACTCATCTTAGTTTTCTCCTTTAATATTTATTTTTCCCGGAAGTGTAATTCTTGAATTTGCAATCCGATTATTGGCTTTCTTAAATTGATAAGCCAAATTACTCCTCGCTTTCTTTTCGGAAGGAGCGGTCGTTTCACCCTCCCAAATGTCAGCAAGAAGAGTATTAAATTCCATAACAGGTCCGCTATAGAAATATTTAGGCATACAACCACTCCTTAAAAATAAAAGAGAAGACACCTTGTTACAGATGCCTCTCGGTAATATTACTCTTCAGTTTCTTTAGACTCTTCAGAATCCCCAGAAAGGTCTTCGAGTTCGACATAATCGTTCTCAGCAACCGTTCCATCCTCATCTTCAACGTGTCTGCTTCCAAGCGTATAAGCCGCAACCAATCCTGCTCCAACCGCAACTGCCTTTAAGACTGTTGTGACCTTAACCTCTTTGATTTTGTCTTTTGCTTTGGAAACAGCTTTCTTGAATTTTGATTCTTTAGCCGGTTCCTCAATTTCAACTTCTTCGTTCTCGTCTAAAACCTCGTCAAAGTTTTCTGTGTTTTTAGTTTCTTCCATTTTAGTTTCCTCCTGAAATATAATATTTTTCTCATTAAACACTATGTAAATATCGCGAATTATCCGAGTTTCGAGAAATCATATCTCGGAGCTACATGATAATCCAATGTAATACATGGTCGTCCATCGTCAGATATAGCCGATCCATAACTGATTTCAAGCTGGCCATCATCCAGATTCCATCCCAACTCATCACTTAACGTCGTCGGTGGCAATCCTATTTCATTATAGAAGTCGCCTAACGATGCATACATTTCATATACCATAGTCTCATTGATTGTATTTACCGCAGCTCTGATTGTCTGGATGTCGGATTCGAAATATCTTCCGGAAATGCCATCATAACAGAGCTGTTTACCAGATCCAGTGATAATCACCTGATTGTTTGATACCGGATGCTCGTCTACATGTTTCTGAGCAACTTTATCCTGAATCAGTTTCGCTTTTTCTTCGCCGATAGTTTCAATAACTTCTTTCTTGTAATCAGTCAATGCTGTCTCAGAAAGTTTATAAGCCGTTGCTATTGCTGCATTTCGTCTTGCATGAACTGAATTGGAACCAAGAAGAAAAGCAACAGATGCTGTTCCACTAATTGCTGCCGGAATATAACATTTCCATGTGACTCTCACAATGTCAACCGGTTTCAACTTACATCCAAACACTTTTCCGTCTTCGTTTCCGGTCATTGTTTTAGAAACTTCTCTGTTATGTTTCTTCTGCTCTTTCTCAATCAACCGCATAGCTTTTGGTGTGGCTTTCACTGCTAACACGGTTGAGGTAATAGCACTAGCAATACCAAGTCCAATTAAAATCTCAGGACTATGCTTATCAAAACCTATTTTTACACCTTTAATAAAATTTTTGATAAATGATGTTTTCATAATATTCCCTTTCTTTATATAAAATTAAAAGAGCCCTTGTTAGGACTCCTTTTCATCTTTGCTCGAAATATATTCATCGAGTCTAGCATCAACCTGTTCCTGCATCTGCTTATCCGACGCTAAGCTGACTAAAATACCGCCAACCGCGGTGGCTACCCAGCCCACGATCTTGATAACTGTAGTTGCATTGATTTTGTTTTTCATGATTTTATCCTCCTAAAATATATTTTCTCATTAAAGTAGTTGCGATTTCCGCGAATCAGTAATAATCGTCATAATTGACTCGTGGTTCGAACGGCATTTCCAAAATATAAAAGACAGTACCATCATCCAATTTGGCTTTCCTGTGATTAAATTCAATCCAGAACTCTCCCTCATCCGTCGGAGCCCATCCCATTTCTTCACCAAAGTTGGTTTCTTCAAGTCCAAGTAGCGAATATAAATCGTTTAATACATTAGCGCCACCTAAAATATAATTACGGTTTACATGATACTCTGCAGCAAGTACCTGCTCTAAACTCGCTCTGAAGAATCTTTTTGAATATTCCTCATACCATAAAACCGGCTTTCCGCTACTCTCTTCTTCGAGACTTGAATCACAAGGCCCATCTAAATAAGACGCGTTGATGTATATATGTTTTGCCTTATCCACAGCAATTGCTTCGATGATTCTATTATCAGTTTCTTCACCATACAATTCTTTTACTTTGTTACGGTAATCCCTGTAAGATTGATCAACTATTGCGTATGCACTCGATAGCGATGCCCGAGTACGTTGATTCAATACGTTCGAGCCAAGAATACACACAACAGTCGCTGCTCCAGTGATTATAGTTGGCAAATATACCGGAAGCACTGTTTTCACTTTTTCAATCTTTGTAAGCTCTTCCTCACCTTTATTTAACTTTGCCGTATCTAATGCACGTACGGCTTTTGGTGTTGCATTAGCGGACGTTATGGCAGTTGCTACTACGCCAGCTACGGCTACAAAGGATAAAATTGTTGCTGAGTTACGTTTGATAAATAATCGTGCGTTCATAGTTTTCTCCTTTCGTGTGAAGTTTAAAAGTGAAAAGAAACAGTGTAAGATTTGAACTTACGACCTACATCGTTTCCAATGTTGCTCTACCAACCGAGCTAACTGTTTCTCATTATAGGAATTGTAATTTACGCGAACAAAAAAGAAAGAGGACAAGATATGTCCCCTCTCCAATTACCATATGTGGTTTACTCAAAATATTTTAATACTAAATATATGAATAATCCCCCAACTACTGCAATTAAAGCTGGCATTTCTCATCCTCCTTTTCTGAGAAATCGTTCTCAAGTCTCTTTTCTTTACTAAGCTCTACGATATAAGGAGCGAGGTAAATCAGTGAAACGATGAAACATAACATCAGATATCCTTTCCAGTGTTTCTTCATCCATTTATTACTTTCTTTACATAACTCCCAGTAATCTTTGAAAAAGCTTTTCATAGTAAAATCCTCCTTAAAATAATTTTCTCATTATAGAAAATGTTAATTACGCGAAAAGCAAGAGTCATTGCTGACCCCGCTTACTAATTACTTTTTCATGAAATGTCTTATGATCAAAGCAATTATCAATGCGCATATTATTACGTCGCCAAACATCACAATGAATCCTGCTCCAACAACAAATCCGAATACAATCGTGACAATTGCTATCACCAATAATAATGTGATTAAAAATGTAAATAATATCATAATACAATTCCTCCTTAAAATAATTTTCTCATTATAGGAGTTGTTTCTTACGCGAATACAAAAGAAAGAGCCCTTGTCAGGACTCAATCTTGATAATTACTTGAAGTATTTCTGTAAATACTCGTATACTTTTTTTGCTTCTTCATTTGATAACGAGGCCAATACCCATCGCTCTTCACATCTAGCTGTTCTGTCTCTACATGCAAATATAAATGGTCTATCTGCCCCTAAAGTATCGTCGTGATTAGCATCAAAGTTTTCGCACATTGTATTCATATGTATCACTCCTTTCTCATTATAGCATCTGTAATTCACGCTAAATATTTCGTCTATCAAAGCATGTTTCCCAGCGTTCTCGTTTCAATGGTTTCATCTTCAAAGCCCACATAATCTGTCGAATAGTTACCGTTGGATATAAATTATCTTCACACTCACCAGCACGATTATCAAAGAATTTTTTAAATCCTTCATTCAAATATAAAGTATCTACTAACCATGGATCTATCTCAGTCCAATAGGTCGATTTGGTTTCCGGTATTCTGCGCTGCTGAATTACGGCCAATCCTTTCTTCCCAATCAAATACAATGTGCATCTGTTGTAGACTGGGTGATTACAAATATAAATTTTTCCATACATACGTGAATAATTCTCCGGTTTCTCAAAATGGTATCTCATAGCTTCTCCCAGGCAAAAGAAAAGAGCCCTTGTTAGGACTCAATCCTTTAATTTGTAATACTTGTGTGTTCTTTAAGGTTTAATAACCTTCCGATTTTGCTGTCATCGTCTGTTTGTCTATAAGTAACGGTTTTTCCATTGTGCTCGATGGTAACCTCGTAATTTTCTCCATTAACTATATTATAAATAGTCTCGTCGTATTTAGATTTCATTTCATCGTATTCTTTATCTTTGAGATTTTCAACCTCATCAATATCTCTACGATATTTCGAATCCGCTCCCGCGAGTCTGTTTTCGTAATAGTTAATAGTCGTTACGAATCCACCAATACCTAATACAATAACCATGCTCATAATCATTCCAATAATAGCTTTCTTCATAGTTTTATCCTCCTTGAAATTAAGTATTTGTTTTCATTATAGAGGATGATTTTTACGCGAAAAAAAAGAGCCCATGCGTTATACACGAGCTCTAAAAGAATTAAGTTTATTCTGGCTTCCATGACGGATCAACTTCTTCGATTATTGCATTTCCTCTATCGATATATAATATCTCTCCGTCTTTTAAAACAAGATTTCCGGAATCTTTATAGTCTTCATCGTAGCCTGATAAATCTATGACACAATCACCAGCATCATAATTGCCACCTTTATAATCTTCATATTCAGAAGAATCTTTAAAAATGTAAAACGAAGTATAACCATCGTATTCTTTCACTGGAGTCACTTTGAAAGTCCCAGCTTTAATGTCTGTTCCGACTACATAAGTCCCCTCGCCTATAATATTATCCCCACCTCTATTTGCAATTTCTTCATTTATAGAATCTTTTAAAGCAACCAGATCTTCGGTACTCATAGATGCTAAATCAATATCAGATGCCATAACGGGTGTAGCAACAAGTAAGCACGCTCCGCATAGTATTCCCAAAACATTTTTTCTTTTCATTTTGAATCCTCCTTTTTATCACGTAAAACCAATTATTTCGCCGATTTATCAATATGATTGTGACAGATTAATAATGGTTTAGACAAGTCGACCTCTATCAGCTTCTTGGTAATCCATACGAATATTATTAATACGAGTATCGGTATAATACATGATGTAACAACTAAAACAGCTAAAGATTCCACCAAAGTATTTAAGAAATTTTCAGCAGCATCTAATCCGCCCATCACAGTGCTTGACACGGCATCAGTTACTTTGGAAATTGCACCTTCTATAAAGTTTTTATCGTCATCCGAATCATCATTTGTTGCATCATCGGTTTTAGCCTTCGCATTTTCGGCTTCCGCTAAGGTATTATCCAGAGAAAACTCATAAGTTTCTTTTATTTCGTTTGATAAACCGACACTTATAGGAATAGCGAAAAATATGAGTGCTGCTATCAGAAGTCCGTTTACACTTTTTAACAATATTTTTTTACTATGTTTTAGCAACCCAGCTCCGAATGTTCCTATTATAATCGGAAGAACAATTATGAATATCAACTTTCCGATTAGAGTAAGTGAATATTTTTCAAAAAATAACACTACAGTTATCACCAATAACCAAGTAGTCAATGTCATTAAATGCTCGGCTATCGGTGTTCCAGTATCGCCGGGTATTGCAGTAATAGTGGCTGATATGCCTGTAGTTAAAGCCGATAATTTCAAAACGCCGGATAGTTCCTCATCAATAGAAGCTATCGTGTTTTCGTATCTTTTTGGGGTTCCGGCAGTATTCAATCCGTAATGAATTACCCCTATTATACAGACCAAACACAATATTATGACTATTAGTTGTATCGCATATTTTTTAATGTCTTTCATCTTTTGTGTATATCCTCCTTCTTTCTGAACATTATATCACTACACATTGAAATATGCAATAAAGATAAAAACGAAGACGCCAAGTAATCTCAGCGCCTTCCGGTCCGTATTTTACTTCTTCGGAAGAAGTTTGCTAATGAACTGTCGACCTAAAATTGTTGTAACAGTGCCTTCTTTCTCGAATTTGAAAGATGCTAATGTTCCCCAGATCGTAACAGCAGTAGATACAACAATGCTGCCAACCGTAATTCCATTTTGAATCATCTGATTTCTCTTGTCTTTTTCTAACTGAATATTCTTTACTTCGATATCGGCTTCTCTAGCCTTATCTTTCAAGTCATAATCGTCAGCATTTCGATCAATTGAAATCACACGATCCACCAGTTTACAAGTTGACTCCACTGCAGACTCATACTCCTTCGATCCAAGTTCCAAATCTTTCATGTTTTCGAGATTCGCCTCGACCTCTGTTCGCAATAAATCTTCCATGCTCATTTTTATTAATCCTCCTTTGAAATATAATTTACGTGTTTCATTAAAGAACCTGTTATTTTTGCGAATATTCACGATATAAAATAAGACGTTCCTTGTGTATAAGGTCCGTCTGTTCTTCAATTGGTATTCTCATATTTACTCGATAAAATCCGGTTTCCTCTTCATCATACGGTTCAATCGTGAAATATCCATCGCTGGTATGTTTGATAGAATATAGCGAAGACAATACCCATCCAAGGACGATACCAATGGTAAAAATTAATAGTGTCAACATATTTGACTCCTCCTTTAAAAATAAAATTCTGAAAATCCCTCCCGGGAATTTTTCACATTACAAATATAAAACCGAAAGCGGTAACCTGCGTACGGTTTTAAACTAGAATAACCATCCCTTTATGCTAGATTAGAAAAATAAAAAGGAATAGCAAATGCCATTCCTCACAATTATTTAGAATATACGCAATAGTATACCAACCACCCCAATTGTTCCTCAGTAACAGTTTCGTCCTCGTAATGATAGGTCTGAGTTTTATAATCATATGTCACTTCGTTTATATCGTAATCTTCTCCAAATACGATTTTAAATAAATTATCATATAAATCATTTACCCATTCATAATCATTAGTGGATTTTGTCTGAGAAACATTTGTTGTAGTTGCATATACTGTTTTTGTATAACTAATACATGTGATCATAACAAATGCTACCATTCCCAAAAATACCTTTTTAATTAAGTTCTTCATAATATAATCCTCCTTAAAATGTGTTTTTCTTCTCATTAAAGGGTATGTTTTTTACGCGAAAAAAGAAAAGAGACTGAAGCCTAAGCTCCAATCTCATCCCTCTTCTCTTCCTGATTTTTCTTTAAAACTTTTATCTCTTTTTTCAGGCATTCAATTTCATAGTTCATTTGCATAGCATAACCGAGTGCTTCTCGCATTAAGCCAATCACTTTCATGTTTCTCGGATCTGTAGTTCCGTCCTCATTCTGTGCTGCCTTAGTTGCAACAAGCATAACCTCGTTCATTCTACCTTCAAATTTCGCTCTTTTCATTTTAAATTCCTCCTAGAATAAAGTTTTATCTCATAATACAAATTGTAAAATACGCGAATCTCTTGACCTATCTGTCATCGCATTATACAATGAGAAAAAAACGGAGGTAAACTACTATGATGTCTGAAGAAGAAATTAGAAAAGAACTTGCTATGGGAAATATAGTATGTCCAGAATGCAGTGATTCCCTTATGAATTTCGAATATGATGAAAACGACAACTGCATATACGTCTGTCCAAAATGTGGATACGATATTGAAGCCGAAAATTACGATTATTTTTTCGAGAGTGAATTATACAATAACGACGAATATGAAGACGAACCCGATGCAGGATGCCAAGCTTGTGGCGGTCCATATCCTCAATGCAAAACATCCTGCGACAGATTCGATGATTAAAATATCAAGAAGAGATTGATTATTACGTCAGTCTCTTTCTTTGTTTAGTATCCAGAAAAAGCGTCTGTATGCTGAATAATACACATCTTTGCAGCATGGTATATCCATTTTGACTTTAATCAGATCGTATGATAATCCCTCTGTAACACCACGAACTATGTATTGCGCCAATTCCGGTTCGGCTTTCTCAGCAGCTCTCCAGATCATATCCATACGCTCTGAATAATACGCTTTCATGATTCCTATTCTCTCAGTCGGATTAGAAATATGCTTAACCTTTCCGAACGTAGATAAATCTGCTGGTCTACCAAGTAAGCCATCAATAGATTCGTAAGTTTTCTTCCATATCGGATACTGAAGACAAAACTGCTTCAATTCATGATAACGATGCCTTTCTATCCAATATGGATTCTTTTCTGATAATTCTGATCTTATCATTGTCGTTCCCCTTTCCAAATATAACCAGTTTCTTCATAGAGTTTTTTCGGTGATATGTAATAATTTATTCGACCATATTTACTGCTCATTTGGGATATGGTCGTTATTACATTACCGTTTCGAGTTGCTGTTCCAATTTGTAAATATCCTGTTATCAGTCCAGCTCTCACCCATGTCGCATCTTTACCGTAAATCCTAGCTGCTACTGCAACCGGCACTGAACCAGGTGTAAATATCACATCTTCCAACGTTCTCCCTCCTTTCGAAACTAATCATATCGAACTACTGCTTATTTGTTAAAACAAAGTCAGTGGATTAAATTTTCGGAGTCAAATTATGACTACGCCATCGCTTCATTGTCATTTCACAAGGATAATCTTCGAATCCTAATGTGTCAGAATCTATCAGACCTTCGATCACACCGTCGATAATTTCCGCGTCGTATTGCTTATATGGATGTACACACTCTGGGAGAAATCTATGTATAGTTTTACACTTTGGACATCTATATCTCTCCACATGAATATAACTTTTAACACCCCCCTTTCCTTTAATGATTCGTGTGACCCTATCATAATGCTTCAAAACTGCGCCACATTTTTCACAAATTTTCTTGTCCATTATATCTAGCTCTCCTATAGTTAGTCCTTGTTATGATATAATAGTATTAACTATATATTCAACTGGGAAACGCTGGATGGGAGAAATTGGCAATTGACATTTAGCCCAATGCGGTATATCATTATCGACACTATAAAGAAAGGAGAAATGCTTATGTTAACAAAATGCCCTGAATGTGAACTTCAAGTAAGCGACAAAGCAAGTACTTGTCCTCACTGTGGTTATCCATTGAATGTCGAAGCCAAAAAGAAAAGGAAAAGTTCGCCAAAACGTATGAAACTTCCAAACGGTTTCGGTTCCATAACTGAATTGAAAGACGGGAATCGTAGGAATAGGTTTCGAGTGAGGGTCTGTGTTGGTAAAACTCCAACTGGTAAGCCCATTTTGAAATTATTAAAACCTGTGTCAGCATTTAGTAATTACAATGAAGCGTATAAAGCCCTCGTCGAATATAACAAAAATCCATATGACTTAAATGCCGATATTACAGTGATTCAGTTATATGAACGATGGAGTGATGAATACTTCAAAAACATTACAGATGCTTCGAAGCGAACAATTACTGCGGCATGGGCTTATTGCTCTTCCATCTACACAATGCGAGTAAAAGATATAAGAGCCAGACATATTAAAGGTTGTATGGACGAGGGGTATCGAATCGAAACCAGAGGTAAAAAGAAAGGCGAAAAAATATATGCTTCTGCTGAAACTAAATCTCGTATAAAATCGCTATTCAATTTACTTCTGGATTATGGTTTAGAATACGAAATCGTATCTATGAATTATGCCAGAACTTTCGACATTTCTGATGATATTGTAAAAGAAAAAGAACAAGCTAAAAAACCGCATATAATATTCACAGAAGAAGAACTCAATATATTGTGGAATAATGTCGGAAAAGTTGAGTTTGTAGACTGGATATTGATTCAGTGCTACATGGGCTGGAGACCCCAGGAACTGGCTACACTAAAGCTGGATGAAATAAACATAAATGAATGGTATATGATTGCTGGTATGAAAACGGATGCCGGAAAGCAGCGAATAGTACCAATCCACGAAAAAATAAAAGGGCTTGTAAAAGACAATTACGACAAAGCAAGTGAACTTGGAACCGGATACCTGTTTAACGATAAAGGTCGGACTCATTCTGGTTCGTATGTTATGACATATGATAAATATAGCAAACGCTTCAAGAAAGTTATGAACGAACTCAATCTTAATCCTGAACATAGACCTCACGACCCACGAATGACATTTATAACGAGATGTAAAAAGTCAGAAGTTGATGAATATGCATTGAAAGAAATGGTGGGACATTCAATAAAAGATATAACTGAGTCTACGTATACTGTCCGAGACTTAGAATGGTTAAGAAAAGACTTAGCAAAATTGCAATAAAAAGGGAGCTACTCAATGATGAATAACTCCCAATTTTTTGAATTATCTGTGGTACAAACGGTGTGGTACAAACCCGATACAAACCTGGTACAAACAACTCCATTTTAACCACTTTTTACTACTCTGTTTGGACACGATAAATGCTTATTTTAAGCCATTTATTAGAATTTACCAGCTTTAGCAGCTTCCTCAATGGAAACAGCTACTGCAACTGTCATACCAACCATCGGGTTGTTACCAGCGCCGATGAGACCC